GAGTATATTATTGGTCCCCAATTGTTTACAACAGTAGAATCAAGACCCTCTCTATTAACTAAATCTGCATTTTTTTGAGCAAGTGTAATACAATCAGGATTTTGATTTACTTGATCCCAATAGAAATCACAATCATAACTTGCTGGTTGAGCTGGTATTTGTTGTACAACAGAATCTTCTGCTTCAGTTGTTTCAACTCTAGGAGTTCCAGAAAAATATCTAGTTGAAGCTAATGTTGTATGAAATGTAGGATTAATAATAGCATCACAGAATATAATCTGATGTTCGCCAGCAAAAAACTGTTCGTTTGTTTCTGGATTATTCGGTAATATTATTCTACCTTTTGCAAAACCATTTTCATCAGATATGATTGTTACAGAATTTTCATAAGCAGATGTATCAGAGTTAAATCTATTTAGCCTATCTGATACATTTCTATTATCTATGAAGGCATGAACAATCGTGTTAGGTTTATAACCATAAATTTCAAAGTCAATATTTTGAGAAGCTGCATAATAAAAAACTTTATCAGTTTCAGTTTTTTGACTATAATATCCTGCTTCTTCAGCTGATGTAGTTGTTTTTACTTTTTGGTTTGTTGTATCATAGTATGTAAACACTTTTGCATCACTTCTATCATAACTAACTAAATTCCATTCACTCCATGTTGAACCTGTATAGTTTTCTCCATATTCATAATTATCTGAGTTACCTTCTGTGTTAACTCCAACAAATGGTCTCGCACCAAAATCAGCGTAAGTAGCTACTTCAGTTGCAAGTTTAACATGACCTACAAAACCAACTACATTAAATGGGTTAACATTTATTGTACCAGTCGCAACTGCCTGTGCAGTATAAACATCTGTACCATAATTTAATGTTAATCTATTGCCAGTATTTCTTAAAGAGGCGTTTAGTGTCGATTCTGATGCTGAAGCTGCATTAGCCTTAAATCTAGGTCTCATAAGACCGTTGGCTGGATCAACAGCAATTTTATAATCAGGGTTAGCAACATCACCTATGCTATGACCTCTAAACGGATCTACAACAAATCCATTACTAAGAAGTTCAGTATTGTTGTTGGAAAAGAAAGTTGTTGAGGCTAATTCGCTCTCTAGTAAATTTAAAGACGTATAATATTCAACTCTTGTTAAACGATCATCAAGACCGCTTATATCTTTCATTGTATATCTTTTGTTTTTAACAATCTCTAATTTTACATTACTTGCCTGTGCTGTGTATGCCTCTAAGGCCAATTTAGCCACAGTCATTGAATCAGGATCATCTGCTGGGGTTGGTGGGTCATTTAAAGCAGGTTCACCTTGAATAACTCTAAAGTTACCATCAAAACCTAAAACTAATTTATCATTTCTAGGTATGAAATATGATAATTTCATAACAGCTGTTGGATCTTCTGAATCTGGCATTTCTAGTTTAGAAAATACCATATTATTATTTGAGTATGCGTTAGGTGTGTTATCAGCAGTTCTATATGGTCGGAAATCTATACTATCTCTTAAAGATATGATAGTACCATCTTTTTTAGTAAATTGTGGTATTGATTCATACTTTAAAACTTGGTTGTATGAAGCTGAATCAATATAACCAAGGCCGTTTGCCTCAACGTGATGGAATATCACATTCATTACACCAACATTTATTGTTGATGTATCTGGATAACCATTTGCTAATGAGTTGTTAGCCTTCAATCTAATAGTGCCATAATCAAAGAAACTATCTCTTTGGCCCGTATCAAAAGTAAAAGCATTTCTTACATTTACGTTGGCATCAGTAGCATTATTTCCTGGAGTTGCAATGTAAATTGCCTCTACGTTTATAACATGACCTTGACCTAATGACACTCTTTTAGTTTTACCACCATCTACTTGAGTGTGTGTACCATTTGCATAATTTTTATATTTTTTTCTTGATGTTAATACTCTTCTATCACCTTGACCATTTTGAACCTGTAAAGTTGCTATAACATTTGCAGTACCACCAAATGAGCCATCACCAAGATTTATTTCAGCAGCCGGTGTAGCACCGCCTGTTACTGTAACAGAGTCTATGACTGGGACTTGAAGTCCTACTGGATTTGTAGATGTTCCAGAACCGGTAACAGTTACTTGATAATTTTTTTGTTTAGCAGTTGTTGATGATGCAGCTACAAAAGTTTTATCACCATCACCAGATTGTATTGTACCTACACCTCCAGTAAAACTAACTGAAGGAAAAAGTTTTCTTATTTGATAACTAAAACTTTCAGTTCCAGTATTTGCCACATAATTATATGACATTGGGAAAAGTGAAGTATCTTCATTTGCATCTGAAAAAACAGATCTACTAAAAGTATAGTTATTTGAACCAGAATTAGTAAAGAAACCATCACCTAGGTCGGTGGTTGTTCCAGAAAATACCGTACAACTTATTTCAACATTTGTACCTCTAACAGCTGTAACATATGCTATTCTTCTACCAAGACCTTGTTGAGCTAAAGATGCTGAACCAGTATTTCCTGCAGCTACTGGCCCGTTGTTAGATACATTATGACCTTCTACCATATCACCAATACGAATATCAGTCGCATCAACAACGACCATGTTATTTGTGCCGTTTGCTAATTGAGCCGGTGTTCTATGTGTTTGAATAGATGTAGAATCTAAGTTTGCATTAGCATTAGCAGAATTATTTACACCTATACCAACCACGGTTCTTGTTAAACTTAGTGGTAAATTACTTGTATTTCTAACATTAAAAAGTGATAACTTATATACATTATTTTCTCTACCCGAACTATCATTTTTAAAGAACTCTATATTCTTTACATGAGCCTCACCTATTTTTGTATTTTGTGCAAATGATTGTACTGTTGACTGTGGTCCGCCATTTGCCAAATTTGATGAGTGTAGTGAAATTTTAGGAAATGATACATTATCTGTAAATAAGGTGTTATTTGCACCGTTAATAAAGATAAAGTTACCATATGATTGTTCTAAACTATAAGTGTTAGCTGTTTCTGTATCTCTTGCTTTTGGTAAATTTATATTTGTATCAGCTATTTTTAATATTTCATAACCTTTTACATAAGCTTTACCTTTGTCTACCGTAAGAATACCATTTGATGAATTTCCTAAATTAGCAACTCTAGGTTCAAGGCCTCTTATTATGTAATCACCAGATTCGTCAAAAGTTCTTCTTGCAAGTGTTCTACCTAAATCAGAATATTTTGTTTTAGTAGCATCTTTGACTAATTGACCATTTTTGTATCTTGCAATTTCTATATACTTTGATGTAGATAATTCTGGTATTGACTTTGTTGTATCGTCTAATTGTTTTCTTGATAAAGTTAAATTAATTTTATATCTATCAGCACCAGTAGCTAAATAGTTTGAAGAATCTAAAGCAGGGTCAAGTAAACTACTATCATCAGAAGATTTTACTATACTTTCTGTTACGTCAAATCCTACTGAAACATTTGCAGTTTTACCATATTTGTCAGCTGCAACTATCTGTTGTTGATTCTTTACAAAAACACCACTTGTATAGAAAACACCTTCTGTTACACCTAATAGTTTAGCATCACCATAAGGATTTGAATTTGCAGTTACTTGTGTTATTAGATTTTCTGTATTTACTACAATTGAAGAGTATACATTTAAAGTTGCATTTGCACCAACACTAACATTACCTAAAGTTACACCACTACTACCATTAGCATTAACTGAATTTAATGCACCGTTAGCAAGGTATAAACCTATTGATTTGATATGTGAAACATATAACGTAGGTGGGTCATTTGTAACAGCATCAGCTGCATCAGCGTGATGCACAAAAAATATATTTTTAGTGTTTGCAGAATCTTTTATACCTGTGATTGGAACTGTTACATAACCATTTATAAAACTTGCTACATTTACCGATACACCCGTAATTGGGTTAATTGGTGATAAGTTTATGTGATTAACAGAGGGTTGTAAATTTATAGTTAATTTATCTATCTTACCTTCACCAACACCAAAAACATCCGCTCCAGTTACTTTAGAACCATCTTTAAATAAATGATTACCGAATTTAGTAACTTGGTCTTGTAGTATTGTTTGTGATTGTGTTAACTCACGAGCTTGAACCGCCCTACCTGGTTGAAAAAGTATTCTATGAAAATTTTTATCTTCGTCAAAATCATCATAGTATGGAGTTGTTTTAAATTCGTCTAATGCCATCTTTTACCTTTAGAATCTTATAGTTAGTCTAACACTCTCTGCTTGGCCATCTGTTCTTGTAATTGGGTTCCTGTTATCAACAAAAAGTAAATCAGCTGATTTGGGTTCAAATTCTGGGTCTATAATTTGTGTAATTACCCTTGATGCACCTGAATTACTACCAACTAATACTTTTCCTACTTCTAGTTCACCTTGAATTTGAGTAACTTCTAATAATGTAGCACTTTCTATTCTATGTACAAATCCACCAGCTGTATAGTCGGTAGATGAATCTCCTTGAAAAACAAATTCTTGGTCATCATAAGATACACCAGATGAAACAAAAACTTTTGTCGTTTGTCTTACAACCGTATTAGCACCATCAGCTGTATTACTACTTGAACTAATCGTATTTACACCATATTTATAAGGGTTTCTAATAAGACCTATTTGCCTAAAACTAAAATCTGAAGGAACTAATCCACCTTCAGTAGAGTCTATTTCACCAAATTTTGAAACAGCCACAACACTATTCGCAAATAAATCTTTACCTATATCAAACCCATGACCAAAAAATGGTGGTATAACAGCTCTTAAATTTGCAATATTAGAAGTAGCAGTGCCGAATACTTTTACATTTATTTTATCTGCATAATTACTTCCAAATTGTGTAACATTAGCCCTTTGTATTGCACCACTTGAACCTAAAATAGCTGAAGTTTCTGCTGGTTCTGATGCTGTTGTAACACCATCAACAAAAATTCTTGTGGTTAGTGAAATGGTATTAGAAACACTACCATCACTATTAGCTAAAACTGGTTTTGTAAGTGTTATTTTATTTCTTACTGTATCAACGGATTCAATAAAAGTATCGTCAGAAAATAAACTAGCCCCACCAGATACAGTCATATTAGCTGAAGCAACTTGATCAATTGTTAAGCCAACTTCACTTAAAAATGCACCAGTTACCTGTATGGTTCTATTCTTACCATCTGATGTGTTAGTATTTGTGGTTTCAAATGCAAATGTTCTTACGTTAGTAAAATCTCTATATCCTGAACCTGGATGTGTAACAACGATAGTTGTTAATTCTCCTTCAACAACAGTATCGTTTCTGATACTATAACTACCATAAACAGTATCAGAAGATGGTGTAAAATCGGTATAATTTCTTGTTGGCACAGGTATAAAAGTTGAATTGACAAACTGGTCGCTATCTCTTATGTTATACATATACTTCCAAACATAACCATCAGAACCAGTATTATCAACAACACCATTAGATGTTGAATAATCTCCGGTGGGTTCTACTGTTGAAATTGAACCACTACCATTTGACAAACATTTATACACATTTCTTGTGCTGGGTGCCATAACATAAAATGGTTTTGTGTTTATAGAAGCATCACCCTCTATTAATTGTTCTGTTACGGCTAAATTATCAAATTGCATATATTTTGTATCTGAAGTCCAATCAACTCTAGGCACAGATAACTTTACTTCACCAGCAGTTACTTTTTTCAAAGCAACCATTGAATTTAAAACATCAGATAAAACTTCTGGTGTCTGTACTATTTGTGGTGGAGAATTTGCATCATTAAGATATGGCGTGCTATCTCCTATAAAAATATATGAAATTTCAGATGAGAAAGAGTTTGCGAAAGCTTCTGCGTTTCTTAACTCTAATGTTTTTGTAGATAAATTCGTTGCCATTGTTTATTTATACCAAAATTATAGCGGATTGACCATTTGACACTTGAGTAAATGCACTTTCAACAGTTAAACTTGTATTAGATATAACGCTACTAATTACACGATTTTCACCATTTACAGCTAATTTAGAAGAACCTACAGAGATTGTACCTTTTGAAACAGCAATATTAAATGCAGTATTTGTACCAACCACACTTATACTGTTTGATACGTTTATAGTACCAGGTATTGAATTTGATACAGTTCCACTTGCTGATACATTTACGTTAGATATTTCTCTTGCTTCAAATTCAGCGTAATTTTTGTACCCAGCTGGGTGTAATAAACCTTTCAATACAGTTTTGTATTTTGAAAATTCTAATGGCACCTTTGTTACATAAACAAAATCTTGATAGAAATTTTTACCTTGTATTCTTCTTTCTCTGGATGATAATAGACCATCTGAAGATGTAAACCTACCTTCTGTTGTTGAAACTGAATCTGTTAATACGGCGTTTGCTGTAGCAGTTCCATCACCAGAGCCTGTTAAGTCAATATCCGGTATGGCTACATATCCATCACCTGCCTCTACTATTCTAATTGTGTTTATTGTACCCTTTGTTGTATCATCTGTTTGAGCAACTATTTCTTCACCATCACCTAAAAGACAAGCGACATTAATTACAGCGTTTGCTGAAGAGGCGATTTCATTTGCCAAATTAGTTCTAAAGATTGAAACATTTGGTAAGTGAGCCGTATCGTAAGCTGCACCGCCTTTTGGAAAATTGGTATCAATACTCATTGGTGCACCAAATACGTTTGATGACTGAGCACTTATGCTTATAGGGTCTAAAGAGTTTGCAAGACCACGAGTTCCAAAGTAAGAAGTGTTCCCAAATTTTAAGAAGTCTATTTCACTTGGAAAAGGTTTATCAACTGTTAAGAATCCACCACTATGTAAAGTTTCTGGATTTGAGTTACTTTCTACGACATCAAAGTGTACGTTTAAAGTGCCCACAGCATCACCAAATAAACAAGAAGCAAATGTAAATGTTGGACTTTCACCTAATGACATAACTGGGCCTCTTAGCCAGAAATGTGAATTGTTTGCATTGTATGTATTTGCGTAAATGTACTTTTGCTCACTTATAGATATAGCATTACTGGTAGCTCTTTCGATCCAGTTTTTATTATCATTGGCACCAAATCCATCTCCAGCATATCTTATTTGTCCATTAGCCTCTGCACCAAAAGTATTTGTATTACTTGTTATAAATGGGACACCTGATAATCCTGATGCAAAATTTAAATCATCATATTGTCCAAAAACATTTCTATATACTGTGCCACCAACAGTCGAAAAATCTCTAGGAGTTTCATTTGGACCGTGAGCCATCAACACCCATCGCCCTTTACCACGTTCACCTCCGGAAAATTCACCTAATGGGCCTGAACCCAACAGCTTTGTAAATGTTGGATAAAAATCACCGCCACTAAAAGCAACTCTACCAGAAAAAGCTTGACCATAATCAGCTGTGTTTGATCCCATTCTAGGGCTTCTCTGTTCCCAGAAATTTGCCGTATCAAGCATATTTGAAGGTGAATTGTAACCACCAAGATATCCGCCATCATGTTCGTATGGAAATTTTAGTGAACCATCAAATCTAGTAAAAGACTCAAGAGCAGTATTTTGTGAACTACTCCATTCACCGAAAGTGTAAACCATACTATCTACATTTATATCATCAAGCATTATTTGTGATTTTGTATTTGGACCTGATGTATAATGAAAGACTGGTCTTACATTTAAATTAGCGTACTGAGCTAATGAATCAACGCTTATTGTTCTTGTTATGTAACCACCTGCGTTACCCGTATTACCTACTTGCGAATCAAGAACAGGACTTAAATTACTAGAGTATGATTGATAATTACCTGTATTTTGAGTTACAACACCATATCTATTTGTATTATAACCTATTGCATTTACGCTAATATTTGATGATACATTGATCACTTTTCTTTCGTGACCTAACACAGAAATTATATCACCTATTCTCACAGGGTTATCACCCTCCGCAAGTGTAAGTCCATTGTGATTAGATTGAGGTGTCAAATAAACACCACTTAAACCTACATTAACATTAGGATATTGTGATGTAGATAAATTTATTGCTTCAGTAACAACACTAGAAACATAAACATTAGGTATAGCAGTTACACCTCTAAATCCTGTATTAGCCACAACAGTTGCTATGAAAGCATAATTATTCCTAATCCCTGTTCCAAAATTTTCATAATGTGGATATTCAAACTCTGTATTGATTATATGACCTTTTGCATTTGTTTCTGATACTCTCGCTAATGCACCATCACCAGCACCTGGACTATCAAATTCTATAATATCACCGACTGTATAATTATTACCAACATTAGCAACACCGTTAGAGCTGGCCATCTGAAGTTTACCTAAACTTTTAAGAGAACCAACATCAGCAGTTGTTCTAGCTGCAACTTCTACAAGAGCACCTGCACCATCTAATGGTAAATCTGTTGTTGTTGTATTTGATGTCACAAGTAATACATTTTGAACTGGTCCTATTGAAACAGCTTGAACTGTTGAATTAACAACGTGTTTTATTCTTGAATCCACAGTAGGTGTCGTAACTTGAGTGTTACCAAAAGCACCAGCATATGTTCCATTTGCATTTGCTATAATCAAATCAGCATATGTCTGTGATGAATTATTTGTTACAGTAGCATCATAAGTTTCACCCATTAAAATAAAAGTGTTTGGTGTATTATTACCAGAGGTATCAATTGCAGGTTTAACTGTGTATAAAACAAAACCTGTTTCTGTATTACCGCCTTGAAATAAACCACCTACTGCAAATCCAGCACCTCCAGTATTAACTGTAGGGTTACTTAAAAACTCTGTGCCTAAAGAGGCTACTTGAGCTGTGGCCTTTGTTGAAAAACCACCTGCAATAATACCAACTGGGTCACCAATATTATAGAGTCTACCACCTTTATCGACTCTTATTTCCTCTAATGATGAAAAAGTATTTGTTGATATATTAATAACTGTATTCTGAACAAGTATAGTTGATGTTACTTCTTCTGATTGTTCAAAAGAGCCATCAGATTTTCTTGGGTCAAAAAATAATTCTATCTTAGGTAATATATCAATTTTTCTAGGAAAAACTCTTTCAACAATTATTGATGAATTTGAAGTGGATCCTGTAAATTGTCTGTTTTTAAGTAAACCATCATTAAAAGATTTATATGTAACTCTTATATCAGCATTACTAGCCGGAGTTGCAGAAACACTTGATGTTGTTAAAAATGAAGTGTTATCTCCAAAAGTATTTGCATTTGCATAAGCACTTGTAACTCGTAAATTAGTTGAATTTGATACCAATAAAATTGTTTTTGTTACATCTCCACCTGATGTAGCATCTTTAAATGTTATCGTTGTATTTCCTGGTGAAATTTCACCAGAATCTACAAAACTTTGTAAATTATAGGAGGGTGAAGATGACTTTATATCAATAAACTGTAAATTAGTACCAACAACAACATTACCCAATATATCTCTTTTAACAGTTACTACATCATTAAAAAATACTTTTTGATCTTCTACTCTAACAATATAATCTGTTTCATTTTCTTTTTTTATACCATTTATTCTAAGATCAAATTGATCAGGTGTGGATTTTTGAGCTAATAATATTGATTGATTTTTAAGCCCTGTGCCTTTGTAAAATGAAGTTACCTCATCAGAAATCGTAAGGATACTTTCAGAGGCATATTTACCATCTGAAGCTCTAAGCAATTGGTCAGCAGGAAAAACAACTTCAACTTCTTCTCCAAAAAACATTCTAAATAAAAGTTGAAAAGATTTTGGATTACCTTTAGCTAGATATAAAGGTAATAAATTTTTAATTAAAAATGCTTTATCTACTTTTACATCTTTTGGTACAAGATTGGCATATTGATTTAAGAAACTATTTTCAAAAGCATCTATTGAAAAATCTACGTCATGAAGATACCTTAAATCTTTTGATGTCTTTGTAAGATCATTATTTTGAACACCTTGTTCATTTTCAAGAAACTCATAATAAGCCTCCAAAAATGAAATGAAGAGTGGATGTTCTTCACGAACAAACTCTGGTACTTGTCTATTTACAAGTAGTGAAGTTTTTAATGAAGATGGAATAATGTCGTATGTTTTTCCCATTTAATCTTCAACTGCCTCAAGAGTTGTTACTATTGCTAAAGGATCTTCAGGATCTATTGCAACAATATTATCTCTGGTTGATTCTACAACACCAGCTTCAGAACCAACTGTGAATCTTATAAGACCATCAGCGGTATCGACACTAGAAATGTTTATACTGTTAATGGATATTCTACCGATTTCATAATCTATTTCACCTATATTTTCATTGATGATTTGTCTATTACCATCAGTATCAAAAAAGATTGTTCTTATTGTACCATTTCTAGCATCAACAATAGCTGTTGCTTCGGCACCTATACCATTTCCTCCAGAAAGTGTAACTGTTGCTGTTGTATAATCAACACCTCTATCTGTAATTTCAATAGAAGTAAGGCCGCCTTGACTTACAGTTGCAATAGCTTTTGCACCAATACCATCACCTGTAATTGTTACAGTAGGTGCCTCTGTAAACCCTATTCCAGGATTTTCAATTGTTATTCGAGAAACACCAGTTGATGACTGTGGCACTTCTTCAAAAGATACAGACCTTGCAACACCAGTATTATCAAATCCAATAAATTCAGTTGTAGTAAGTTTTTCCTCTGCTGTGCCTCTTTTTAACTTTTCACCAAAATCAATCGTATAAGTTCCTAAACCAATCGTTGGTTTTATTCTTTTTTGTAATCTAACATTTGTTTCCGAACCTAATATTGCATTTCTATCTGTATCGTCTATTGCTTTAGATAATTTAGAAGCTGAAAAATTACTATTAAATCTATTTAAGTTAGTTGAGTTATATGTTAATATTGACAACTTAATAGATTCTTTAAAACCTGTTTCTGTTTGTGTGGTTTTTCTTCTATCAAATAAGACGTTTGTATTTACGAGAATATGTGTAATACTTGGGTAACAATTTCAATTTGAGCCCCAATGATAGCTTTTGGTTTTAAAATCTTGTCTATAATTCTTGTTTTTTCTGCCTCTGATATGAAAAAATTATCTTTTGCTTTAAGTGCTATAAATACTTTACCATAAACAATAGGCACGTTATCTTCACCACCCCAAACAGAAACCGATTCTACACTAGGCACATCTTTTAAAATAGATGTTTCATAATCTTTTTTAGTGATAAACCTATTTTGAGATGTGAATTGATTTGGTGCTGTAAACTTTATAGAATCTACTGATTCTTTATCAGAACCACCTGATGCAGCTCCAGTTGGATTAATCGTTACTGTAACACCATCACCATTTGAATCAGTAAGTGATGTTTTCTGAACAAAATTGTTTGCTTTATTGGAAGCTATTCCATTTGTAACTAAGTAGGTCACACTTAGAACTGATCCATCATTTAATTTTTTACCTACACTACCATTACCAAAATATATTTCATAGTTACCATCTCTATTTTCTTGAACAAAGAAAACCTCTGATGTACCATCAACATCTAATATATCTGTTACTTTATTAAAAATCTTAGTGGCTGTATTTGCTACATTAGGTTGAACAACAACTTTAATTGTTGTGCTATCTATCTCTTTATCTGGTAATGTAAACAATTGTTTTGGATTACTTGATTCTGAATATACAAACTGATTAGTAATCAATTGACCTTCATTTATAGATAAATCAGTAAAAACATATTGTTGATTGGTCTTTGTTACAACTACATCATTTAGAGAAACAAAATTATATGACTTACCATCTATTTGGTCTGATAAAAATGAAAAACCCTCAGGTAGTGTTAAACTACCAACAGTTGTTGTGTCAGAATTTGCTGTAAGTGTGATTGTTGCTGTGGGTGATCTTTTAGAATGTGGGGTGTAACCTAATGTTTTGGCGTGTGATACAGTAGATTCACGAAGCAAAGCGGTATCTAAAAATGATTCATTTGCAACCATGTTTAGATAATAAGCATTATAATGTGTATTATAGGCCAATATATCTAAAAGAATTGATAAACCAGAACCACTAAAATCGTAATCTGAAAATTCTTTTTGTTGTTGTAGAAATGATCTTAAATTCGTTTTGATTGAATCAAAATCAAGTTCTGTTACTCTAAGTCGGTCTGCCATTTATCTTACTCTCTCTAAAAAGAAATCTACTGTAATTGGGCTAGGATTGTTAACTAAAAAGAAAGTTATCTCTACTTTATAACCATTTTCATCCGGAAAACCAGAGGCTACAACATCTTTCAAGTCAACTCTAGGTTCAAAATTTGTTATGGTTTCTGAAATCTCTCTCTCAAGTAAAGCTGCTGTAACATTATCCACCTGTTCAAAGAGAAGTCGTTTTAAACCAGACCCTATTTGTGGTTGGAAAAGCCTCTCGTAGTTACTTGTTAAAACTAAATTTTTAACCGAGTTAATTACAGCGTTTTCATTTTTGAATTTATTAATATCCTTTGTAGTAGGATGTATATTAAAATTCAAATCTAAATCTGTAAACGATCTTTCGTTTTTTATTGTTATTTCTGCCATCTTCTATTTATACCTAATCTCCAATCTTAACAGTACCGGAACCAGAAGATATTGTACCATCTCCTATTGGGTCAATGTCTGCAACTGTATCGTCAATTCTTGCAGCTCCTTTAGAACCATTGTTAAGATTGATTGTTTGTCCGTTTATTTTTACATCACCTGTTACATTTAAATTATAGTCGCCATCTACTTGAATGTTTACATCTCCTTGTATCAATACAGACTCGTCCTTGACGACCACAGTAAACTTATCTCTCTGTATTCTTTCTACTCTATCACCATTAGGATTGAACTCCATGTACGAACCTGCACGGTGGTATAGATGTATTCTCTCATTATCTCTTGTATCATCAAACTCCATGACATGACCAGACTCAGATTCATACACTTTATTATATGGGTATGTTGCATTATATGAAGGAACTGGTTCAACTGATGATGTATTATTGGCCTCTATTCTACCTAATTTAAATAATACAGCCGATTCTGTATTTGCTGTTTCATTTCTTGCAAGTCTTGAAGTCGTTGGTTCATCTAAATTTCTAGGATAATTATTTGCAGTTGCATTTGCAGGTACAACTTTAGTTGGTTTACCATCATCATCATAAGGTGCGCCAGTTGGTTTAATTGGTGCAATATCTAATTCTTCTTGTGTCCTGGGGTCGTTAAATGCTTCCTGGGGATTTGGCTCTTGAAGAGGTATACTTGGAAAAACCCCTAATATTACTGGATCTTGAGCACTTTCTCCATCAAGAAAAAAACCAAATACCATATCACCTTCTTTAGGTGGGTATGGGTGTGGATTATTTGTAGGTAACATCAATTGAGCCCATGGTAAATTAGCTGTAGGCACACGCATCTTATCGTTGGGGTGCCAACCAACACATCTCACTCTACAACGGCCTAATCTAAGTGGGTCTTGTCTATCTTCAACAATACCAGTCCACCAAACAAAACCCTCTCTACCTAAAAATTGTTCTTGTTCTTTCATTTTAATAAGACTCTAATGCTTCGGTTTGTGAAGATGTACTTTCTGTTATAAATTCTTGGTCAGAAGATGTTGAAGCACACTCTATAACTGTTTCATGTGTCGCAGGATCACCTTTTATAATATGTCTTGATCCTACAATTAAATATTTACCAGATAAACTAGGATCTTTGTTTTCATCTCCTTCTTCTTTACTTCCAAAGAATGGCACATCTACATTTACATTAAAACCAGTTGTGAGTTGAAAATTACCGGGCATAACTATGTTGATTTTTTTAGAATCTAAATTTTGAAATAATGCTTTTCTTTGAAAAACATAATCCTCTGTTCTTGAACCATATGCAATTGATTCTGGATCATGTGATTTGACATACTGACTTAATTGTCTTGCTGTGCTGAATGTATCTAAAACAATTTTTGAATCATACATAGCCGTGTTTAAAATGCCATCTTTATTTATTTGTGCAGCGAAATTTGGTGTGTCATTTGAGTGCTTCATATTGTCATAATGGTCACTATACGACATAGATTTTCTTGAAATCATACGAGTTAAAGGATCAAATCCAATAAAAGTACCAGCATTTACCCCAGCTCGTGTTTTTTTAATTCCATCAGATTGTGATACAACTTCAAAAGATCTTGCCGTAGATAATTCTGATAATGCAGAAGCGCTATCGTTTTGATTTTTTGTTTTAAAATTAATATCTATAATATCAGGTTCAGACAAAAGTTTAGATATAGTTATAAAGTTATATCCTATTAAGTTTTGAAAAAATATGTAACTAGGAGAGTTATCCATATTAACTGCTTTTTTAGCAAGCCATTGTATAGCTTCAATTGGTCTTAAATTTGGTATTATTATGTCACGAACACCGGCTGATTCTTCATAAACTCCATTTAAGTTATTTGGTGGTATTTTCAAATAGTCTATCATTATTCTCTCGACCATTTCCATATAAGTCATTCTGTATGACTGATTTACACGTTGTTGGTCTGAAAAAAGAAGTTCATCAGAAACAAAACTTAAAACATATTGTTCTGTTCTCTCTGTGGCTGGCATACGATCAGACTGTTTATATATTCTAAATGCTTTTTTAAATTGCCCTATATCAGAACCTTCTACTTTTGATACATCAATTAATAAAACCTCTGAACCATCAAATAAAAGTTTTGATGATAACCCTGTAGAATCTGATATTATAAGTTTACCACTCATTACAGGCATATACAAAGAATCAAACAGATTTAATTCTGAAAAAATTTCTTTTATATCTATTGATTCACCTTTTGATACGATTACTAACTCGTTAACATGAAACTGTTGCGAGTCACGGAGCTCTTCAGCCATTATCTAAATACCTTTTTAAATGATTTATCTAATTCAAGTGCAAAATCTGGTTGTAGTATTCTAATTGTTCTTTTTGCTTCATTCAAATTGAACTCATATGTATAATAACTTTCAGTTGATTTTGTTACTGTTTCTATAACTTTATTACCATCTTTTAAAGTATAATTATCGGTTGATATGGCAACATTAGCATATGTACTAGCATCAATCTCAAGTTTCTCTACTATTTGACTATTACTGCGAGAGACCCTACTTGAAGCCCCAGCAGTAATTGTTCTTGTTACTGTTTTATAGTAAGCCTGAATATTACTTTCATCTAAAGCCCAAGATACACCTGTTGTGTTATTTCCGGTACCCTCTGTTTCATATTTTTTATTTAGATACTCGACAAAGTTTTCTTGTCGCATTGGCCAGTCCCATTGTGGGTCTATTATTTTATTAAGAGATAAAACAATCCAATGTCTTTCTGGAGTACCATACATTTTATCTGCAATGATTTCTGGTGTATCAGTATCTTGAACATCATATGGGTAGAACATATTTGTATTTTCTATTAGACCATCTGCTATTTTAAATCTAGCAATAACATTCGTGACTGTATCTAAGCCATCCGTATCTGTATCGGGTGTATAAAAAGTTTTTGGAAAATGTTTGAAATATTTTGCCATTTAATTACCTATTGTTAGTAAGAGTCCCTACTTGGATCATTTCTTGCTTTTTGGCCTGCCGGTTTAATTTCACTTTTTTCATCATGAAAATCACCTTTAGTAAGAAATATTGTTTCTTGAAATTGTAAAACTAAATTTACTGCAAATGGCATACCTGTCCCACCTAATGTTGGACTCGTTTCACCTGGTACTTCATAAAAGCTTGCACCTTGTGGTGCATAGTTTACATCCATTGTTGTGAGAACGGCATTTGGTGCAATAACCGGTATGTTCATATTTTCTTTACCAGCATAATAAAATTTTATATCAAATTCTGAAGGAGGGACTAAAAATCCAGGTGCGCCAGCTAATATTTCTGGTGCTTGATGAAACATTAATAATTTAAGTATCTTTTGCACTTCAAGAGCCTCTTTTTCATCTCTTGGATAAAAGTTAAAATCAAATTGAAAAGACCTAAAATTTGGTGAAGAGTAAACCATTTCTAACATTGGGTTTACAACACTACCAAGTATAGCTGCCCCAACAGCTGCACTACTAGGACTACCCGTTAATGCACCTGCTCCTCTGGCCCCAACTTCTTGTGCAATTCTTGCTGCAGATTCTGCTGTTGGTTTTCTCATCTCAGGTTTAGATGGGTCGTTAAGACCAGTAGCCGCCGCTACTTGACCTATCAACTCTTTACCTACATTTGCTTGTTGAAAACTTTGTGAAAAATTAAACATCAAAGTTTCTGGCATATAAAGTGTTACAGCAGCTTTTGTTTCTGAAACGGTCCTTGCCAGACCTCCTGCACCTGCACCCCTATCAGCTGATATTGATTTAATATTTGTCGAAATCACACTTCTTTGAGCAGCTGAATTACCTCCGAGAGGTAATTTTTTCATACCAAATACATTATTCAAACCTGCTTGTACGTTACCACCAACCTCTGATATTTTGTCGGTTACACCACTCACGGCACTACCAAGTTTATCAGCTGCAGAGTTAATTCCAGCAGAAACTCCTGTGGCAAAATTTTGAGCAGCTGCTAAACTACCTGATAGTTTACTACCGGCTCCTGTTTTAGATAAAGCTGCAGCTCCACCACCCATTAGTTTATTTTGATTTGCGGCTGCAGTAAAACCAGATTCAGATTGCATACCGGCAGCGGGATCACTTTCACCTTCACCTCCAAATCTGGTTTCCTTTTGTTTTTTAATATATAAAACCATGTAATGACCTTTATCGGCATTACCTATATCAAGTGGATATCTGAAATTTGTTTTTTCATATTTTGATTTAGTAAGTGGTGCAAGAGGTCCTGATCTAACAGGGCCTTTATCAAATTTTATATCTCCGAGTCCGAAAAGTGCCATAGTAGTCCTTTATGTTGAATACATATTATTTATGACATCCAAACGAGAAAAAACGTATTATAAAGGACGATTTACACCACAAAACCCTAAAAAATACAATGGTAATTCCGGCAATATCATATATCGTTCATCATGGGAACTTCGTATGATGAAATATCTTGATGAGAATGAAGCCGTTGTGTGGTGGGCATCTGAAGAATTACCAATACGTTATCGTTCACCAGTTGATCAGAGAGTTCACCGTTATTTTCCAGACTTCATAGTAAAGACAAAACAAAAAACTTTTATATTAGAAGTTAAACCTGATAGACAAACTAAACCACCAAAACAAAAAAGAAAAACAAAAAAGTTTTTAGAAGAAGCCGCCACATATGCTGTAAATCAAGAAAAATGGCGAGCAGCTGATATATTTTGTCAAGAACGTGGTTGGGAATTCAAACTTGTAACAGAAAAACATTTAGGATTGGCATAAATACTTAGACTTAACAAGGAGACATAATGTCATTTTCACCTAATTTGTTTTTATCAAATATGCAAGGAAAAGATGGTCCAGCAAGGCCATCCAGGTTTGAGGTTATATTACCGATACCACCATATATTAATCAATCGGTTGGTAATTCTGTGATAGAAAAAATACTCAATTTTCCAAACTCTGTATTTGGTGACATCTCTGATGTTGTAAATAAAGCATTAGGTAGATCTACTGGAGGAACTTCAGCTCTTTCAAGATACTTAGCGTTGCAATGTGAATCTGCTGAGTTACCAGGAAAAACATTTCAAACGGCTGATGTTAAGATATATGGTCCAATCTTTAAAGTACCTTATCAAAGATCATATGCTGATATAAACTTAACATTCATTTGCAGTAATCAGTTTTATGAAAGAAAATTATTTGAAAGGTGGACAGAATCTATTATGCCACCAGACACAAACAATATGAGATTCCCAAAAGGTCAATTATCAAGTTATTACACTCAACTTAAAATTATACAATATGATGATTTTATAAAACAAATTTATGTTGTAAATTTAGAGGACGCTTACCCAGTTGGTGTTGCACCTCAACCGTTAAGTTGGTCTGATGATGGTTTTCATAGACTATCAGTTTCTTTTGCATATCAAAAGTATAGTACCGTTTATGAGGGTGGTTATGACATAGGTCAAGCTGCAGCTTCTTTACTTGGAGGTAAAGGTGCGAATTTAGTAAGAAATCTTTTTTAATTAATAGGTGAAAAAATTATGATTAAATTACCAAGACTAGATGTACCAACGTATGAGTTGAAACTTATATCATCCGGTAAATCAGTTCGTTATAGACCTTTTTTGGTCAAAGAACAAAAACTTTTTTTGATGTCAGCAGAATCAGATGACACAAAAGAATTAGTAACAACAATCAGAAATGTTTTAAAAAACTGTTTGTTAGATGAAGTAGATGTAGATAATTTACCATCTTTCGATTTAGAATATCTATTCATGAACCTAAGAGCTAGATCGGTTGATGAAGTAGTAAATTTAAAATATAAATGTAATGCGAATGTAGATGGTGAAGAAGAAGAAAAGAAATGTAATCATGTTGTTGATTTTGATGTTAATATATTAGAAATTGAACCAACAATACATGATAATCATGTTGATAAAATACAAATAACAGAAAAAGTTGGTGTTTGTTTAAAGTATCCAACTTTTGAAATGTTTGAGAAGTATGATAAAATGAATGAAAATGAAGCTATGTTAAAAGTTTTAATTGATTGTATTGATTACATTTATGATGAAGAACAAATGTATTACGCAAAAGATACTCCTAAAAAAGAGTTAGAAGAATTTGTAGATTCATTACAACAAAAAGATTTAGAAAAGTTTAAGGACTTCTTTAGTACCATGCCTGAAGTAAAAAAAGATTTGGATTTTAATTGTCCTAAATGTGGACACAATGAACAAATTACTGTAAAGGGTATGCAAAATTTTTTCGTCTAATCTTTCGTTATGACACTCTGAAAAACTATTATGAAACAAACTTTGCTTTAATGCAACACCATAAGTATAGTTTGTCTGAATTGGAGGATATGATACCGTGGGAAAGAAATATCTATATCTCTCTATTAGTAGATTACTTGAAAAAAGAAAAAGAAAGACTTGAGCTACAACAACAAATGCAAAGGGCTAAGAGATAGATGGCTGATGTGTATGACCAAGTAGGTGGCTTTATAGCTGGCCAGATAAAAAGTTCTTTTAAAAGTGCCGTAAAAGGTTCTGTTAAAAGTTTATCTGGTGCTGCCAAAAGTATAACTGGCGGTTCAAAAACTCAACAAATGGGATCTGATAATAAACCAGTACCAGAAAAATCTGGTAATAAGTTGGGTGGCGTAGATTCTACTTTGATGAATATAAACCAAAGTTTACAATCAATCTTATCAAGTTCATCAGTATTACCAACAATTTCTAAAGAAATAGGTCTGATTTCAAAAAATGTTGATAAAATACCAAAAATTATAAAGAAAAGTAGAGCTGAAGATTTTTTCTATAAACAAAAACAAAAAGAAAACTTTGAAGAGTTGTTTAGAAGAGTGTTCAAAGTTGAACAAAAATCAGGTATGAAAACCGGTAGATCAGCTTCAAAAGGTCTTGGTTTAACAGGCGGCGCTGGAGGTATAGGACAAACATTAGCAACTATATTAGGTGTCGAGTTTGCAAAGGGAATTGCTAAACGTATTAAAGAGGCACTTAAAAATGTTTTTTCAAAAACTGGAGAATTATTTAAAAAAATAAAAAAAGGGATAACAAGAGCTATATTTGGTGGTGGTGGAAGGGTATTAGCTACCGTGGCTTCAAGAATAATGGCTGGTGGAGCTCTAGTAGCAGTTGCTGGCCCATATGCTTTAATTGTTTTTGCTATTGCCGCTGTGCTTAAAGGAATTTATGATGGTATTATGGGCGCCAATGAAGGTGAAGTATTTAGCTTCACAAACGCTTTTCAAGGACTTGTTGAATTTTTAACTATAGGTCTTATACCAGATGATTTTGCTGAGGGATTATTTAATATCATAGGAAATGTATTTGATAAAATAAAATCTTTTCTCGGTAGTATGTTTTCAGGTAAACCTCCAAAAGAACCTGAAGAAGATTCTAAAAAAGATTCTTCAGGTAGCGATAGTTACGGAGATGCACCACGAGTCACGAATGAGAAAACAAATGGGCCTAATCCTAATGAACTCAATATACCTGCAAATAAAGATGATTCAAGTCCGAGTAAGGTTAGTGAGGGACCAATAATAGATAAAGGCCCATCTGGTGGAAAACCCATAATGATGGATGAAATAACAGTTACAAAAGCTGGTGGTTTCGACCGTAAAAACATGGTAAAAACTTCTACTGCACCAGCACAAGCATCTTCACAAGGTGATAGTATGCGAGGAGCAATGGGTAACTTCATGAAAAATACTGGTGCAAGTGATATGCTTGGTAATAATATTATGCCAATGATGGGTAAACTAAAAGGTGGTGGTGATTCTATAAATGCAGGTGGCATGGCCAAAAAAGGTTTTAGTAGTATGTTTGGTAGCATGGGTCAAGATATGGGTGTAGATGCTGGCGCTGTTACTGGTGATTTAAAAGGTGGGATTCAAAGTATTAAAAGTGCGAAAGGTGAAGATAAGCAAACTGCTTTATTTGGTGCATTAAATAATTTGGCGAATAATCCTGCAATAAAAAACTTTAAAGGAAAAGAATCAACAGAGGAATCAAGGGCTAAAAATGTAAAGAATGTATCAGGCGGTCTTGATAGTTTAATCGGTGGCACCATGGGTGGTATGGGTATTGATACGAAAGCTCTACAAGAACAATATGGTAATGAACCAATGGCACCTGGTTCTGGTGGTAGTTCACCATCTATCTATGATAGTGGTACAAAGAAAGCACCATCAGGCGCTGCTATGTCAGAGAGTTCTAATTATGTATCAGAAGGTCAAAGAATGGAATCAGCACCTAAAGGTGGAGGTATTCAAGTAGAAAGTCAAACAAATAATAATAGTAGTAAAGGAAAAACGGGTGGTAGTAAAAAAGCACCACCAGTTATAAATCAAGATTTATTCAAACAAATTAATATTCCTGGAGGCTTTGCAATCTAAATGGCTGATGTATATGACCAAGTAGGTGGTTTTGTAGCAGACCAAATAAAAAGTTCTTTCAAGGGAACTATGAAAGGTATTGGTAGCGCTCTTTCTAGTGGTAAAAAAGATGATGATACAGAAAAATCTGAAAAACAAACTGTTCAGCGTATAAAACAAACCGAAAGCTTAGTTTCAAGTATAAAAACAAACTTTAACTTTTTGTCATCTATAGCTAGAGATATAACTGGTGTTTCCAATAGAGTAGCATCAATTGTTGAAGTTATGGGTGATAAACCTGCTACTATTGACGCTTTATCAGGTATAACAGATACTACACCAACTTCAATTAAAAAACCAGATAAACCAAAAAAATCAAAAGGTATTTTAGGAGGTATAGTAGACTTTTTTAAAACAATGCTTGACATTATACTTAAAGGTGCTTTTTTAACTGGCTTGATTGCCCTTTTCTGGGAAGATATTAAAAAAAGTATAGGTGAGGCTTTTGAAAAATTTTCTTTTACTGAGGCATTTAAAGGTATTTTCAAATTTTTCTATGAACTTTTAGGTATAGATGTTCTTGTAGAACAATTGACCGAAGCAAAAGATAAATTCATGGAAAAGATAGATGAATTTACATCTAAGATTGGTCAGAGTTATGAGGTGTTTAAAAATAAGTATCTTGAGCCTTTTAAAAATTTTACAAAAAGTTTACTAAAAAAAGGATTTGAAAAACTACCAGATAGATTAAAACCATTAGTTATACCTAGCATAAGAAATTTTATAGGCATAGAACTATCAGATGAACAAAAAAAAGACCTACAAGAAAAAGAAGATAGAAAATTAAGACAAAGTATTAGAAGAAGATTTAGAGATGAAGGTAAACTTCAACAGGGTGTAAGTGCGAAAGGTGTAATAGGTGGTTTACCTGCTCGAGCAAATTTAACAGATAAATTTGGACTTACTAAAAATCAAGCTTTTTCTGTTGACAAGGCTCAAAGAGAGTATGATGATAGAATGGTTGAAAAAGAATTTCAGAGAATAAAAAAACAACAAAATAATCCTAGTCAAGACCAATCATCAAAAGAAATAGAGGAAGTTGTTACATCTGATTATGCTGCAGGATCTACATCTCCTGTAGCAGTACCAGAAAGTGGTGATAGAACCAGTAAAGCACAAGGTCTAAGTGGAGATGGCGGTGCAGCTGGTGGTGCTAATGATGAATCGCCAACTAAAGTTTCAGGTGATGATGATATTAAAGCAATGATTATTGGACATGAAGGTGTGAAATACGAACCATATAAAGACCCTAAGGGTTTGTGGCACGTTGGTGTAGGTCATTTAATTGGTGATGGTAGCACATTACCAGAACATATGAACCGAATGTTTACTGCTACAGAAGTGAATAATCTTTTTGAATCAGATTATGCTAAACACAAAAAAATTGCAGAGAGAACACCAGGTTATGATAAGGCAAATAAAGCCGGTAAAGCCGCCTTGATTGATTTATCATTTAATATGGGTGCTTGGTATACAGAATTTAAAAAAGCAGCTGCAGCTCTAAAAGATGGTGATTTTGTAACTGCCTCAAAAGAATTAAAAGATAGTAAATGGTATGGTCAAGTTGGTGCTCGTGGTCCAACAATTGTTTCACTTGTAGCGAGTGCAGGTGATAATTCAGGTGGTTCTGATTTATCGGCAGCCTCTGCTGTTATAGCAAAAGGTAAAAGATTGCAAACTGCGGCCGCAGGTGAAGAAAATCAAAAAATAAAAGTGGTTACAAATAATAATAATTCAGTTTTAGAAAAAGAAACCATAGTGAGGGATGATAGTAGTGATTATGGACAACTAGCTTCTGGAGCAGTATGATAGACCCAACAATGCCACCTGTAAACAAGTTTGCAGTAATTGACAAAAAAGGTTCTATAAAACTCATAACATCAAACAAAAAAATAGCCACTTGGTATCAGGTAATGTTTAATAGAGATGTTATAAAAGAAATAAAACTTTTTAGTGAACATAAACCATAAAAAAACCCCGCCGAAGCGGGGTTAAAAATGTTCACATTATGAACAATTTAGTTATTCACTAAATCTTTAAAATGATCTAAGTCATCTTCTTCACTTGCAATACTTGTAGTATCAAATGATGATGCTTCGTCATCTGAAATACTATTTGTTACAACTTCAGTTTTTGGTTCTGGCGTTGCACCAAGAACTTTGTCAAGTCTTGCCTTTAGAACATCATAGGCCTTAAAGTTTGACTTATTAAGAAACTCTTTTAGAGAAAATTCTTTCTTGTATATTTCCTCCAGTTTCTCATCTGCTCCATCAAATAAAGCCGATGGACTTGCAAATTCAGACTTGTCGTAATTACGATAGCCTTCTACTTTGCGAATCTTGAGTTTGAAATTAGCACCATCCCAAAAGTCAAATGGATTAATCTCTTTCTCATCTTGAAACTCAGGGTTCATTGCCTCTGTAAGTTTATCAAAGATTTTCTTACCATACTTATAGAGAAAAACTTTACCCTCATTCTCAGGGTTACCTGGATCTGAAACAACCAAGATGTTAGAAATGTGAGAGAGCTTACGCTTCTGTTTTCTAGCAATCTCTTTATTTGCTTCAACACCAGAATTCCAGAGAGTTGAGTTATACTCACTTACTGGGTCTTTCTCGTTGATAGTTGTAAGAGAATTTTCAATATACCACCCACCTGGTCCTTGAAAACCATGAGAGAATACTCTTACCCAAGGTAATGAATCATCACCATCAAGTGGCGGTGCAGGTAAGAAACGAATAACTGCCATGCCATTACCAGACTTATCTACTGTTGGCTGCCAGAATCTTGTATCATCTCTTGACCCAGCTTCTGCTGGTTGTTTTGAGGACTCTATCGCTTTGTTTAGTTTAGACAAAGAGTTGCGATCTCTCTTGAGGTTTGCGAAACTACTCATAATGTTCCTTTCGTATAAACGGAGTATTAACGGAATATAAACGTCTTGTCCACTTACATATCATAATATAATTTATTTTAGTTGTCAACTAAAATTCTGCTTCTTGCCTTGAAGAGAATGTTACAGGTGTTGTAAAACTTACCTCTTCAAATGCAAATGTTCTTTTACCTTTCATAGCCGTGTGAAACTCACCTGCACGGTTTGGATGAAAAGTTCCTACACTTTCTTTCTTACCTTTACCTGGATAACCACCTTCTTTGGTACCATGTAAATGTGCTTCATTAGAATCATGTGATTTGTGTAATACAGAATCTTGTCCGTATTTCTCACCATGTTTCTTGAGAAAACCTTTTAATGCACCACCATCTTTACCTTTCTTACCAACAACTAGATAAGAATGTTCATCAACTGGTCTTGCCTGTGGTGTACCATGATTCTCTATATAACGACCCTTTACTCGTATAAAACCATGACCGGCCTTACGAATATCTTTCTCTAGTGATTTGTTCCTCTTCTTGTTTTCAGAAGCGTCAAACTCACCACGATGGGCAGTAATCATGCCGACATTTCTACCTTGAGTATGTGAATGTACCCTACTTAAGCTAGATTCGTTATATAGTGTCTTTAAGTTTTTCATCTTGTTTATTTATAACCTCTTTTAATGTCATTCTATAAGGTAACACATTATACTTTAAAAATGGGGCATACTTGCTTATCTTTTTGAAATAGTCTGGCCAACGTATTGTATCGGATATCTTACGGTTCCACATACCAAAAAACTTGAGTATATTATTTAATATACAAAGAGTTTCAATCTCTACCTCCTTTTGTAATGCCTTTTTTAGTAGTATTGGGTATTCACCAGATGTTTTAATTACATCATTAGGATTTTGTATGCCCTCAAATAAATTTAAACAATCATTTTTAAAAGTATAAGAGAGAGATTGAATAACCCTCTGCCTATTTAGATGCACCCTATGGCACTTCTCTTCTAATAATTCACCAGCCCAAATATTATCATTTTCTAAAAAATTAGATACTAAGAAAAATATTAGTTCATCTCTCTTAGTATACTTTCTTGAAATCTTGTAAAAATGCCATTTGTCTTTTCTATTCTCAAAGGCATTTACTGATATCCTAGATTTACCACCATACTTAAAAAAATCAAAACTATCTTTTGTAAAATGCAACTTGAGTGAATTGTATAATGCAAAAGTTTCATATCCAGTCATATTGGTAATTTTGAATTTTTAGTTTTAAGAAGATTAAGGTCACTTGCTTGCAATTCAATTTTTGATTTTAGATTTGCGTTGATTAACGAAGCTGCAACCTCAATTTCTAGTTCAGTTTTTTTACAATACTCAACGATAGCTTCAAGATAAGTGTAGTCGGTGTTTGCAACTAAACCTTCAATTGCAATAGCAAATTTTTTCATCTCATCTTTTGTAGCCATGATTAAGCCCCATTATAATAAAAATTATTGTCCTCATCAGAGTCAACTCTAAGAGTTTGTTGAGCGGGTCTATCTGAAACATCAATATCTTCTGATAGTTTACCCTCAGATGGTCTATCATATGGAAAAGGCCATGTAGGACCATTCTCTTTTGTTTTTTCATTCCATGCGACTTGGTCAGCAACAACTCTTTCAAAAGGGGTTGGTTCGGCTGAACTACTATAATACAATGGTGTATCATCAGTAAATTCAAAAGTTTGTTGAGGATCTTCAAAACCCTCATATAAACTTCCTGTGGAAGAACCGTTCACAATATTTTTGATGTCCTCAAAAGTTTTATCCATCTCTGATGGATCCGAAATTTCTCTATCAATAGTTATGTGTTCGTTTGTATCGTGCTCTGTGTATTCAACTCTGATGGTTGGCATATATTTCTCCTAATTAAAAATGATTATGAATGAGCCAGCAAGTAAGAATATACCTGCACATAATTTCAATGCCCAAGCTGTTACTTTTGAAAAAAGCCATAGACCTACAATTACAGCCATAAAGACCATAATTTCAGCTTTGTTTTCCCAATTTAATATAGGTTGAACTGATGAAACCGCTTCAGTTGCTTGAGTCACAACCTGTTCAACCTGTTCTTTTACTTCTTCTGTAATGATTGGCATAATTTACCTCACTTGTTATCATAATATTATTATACATCTCGGTTCACGAAAAGTCAATGACTCTCCCAATATTTGTCTATGTATTGCCATAAAGGCTGTATAAACTCTTCTTTTTCTTTTACAAATACTTGTGGTTCATCATCATAAACAGCAATTAAAACCACAATTTCATTTATCTGTACATTAGTTAACTCTTCAAGCATCAAGGCGTATGCGGTACATTGCATAAAGTAGTTTTGTATCCACTCTTCTTTTTTTGGTTTACTGGATGTTTTAAAATCTATAATAGAGGTTGCACCATCCCATTTTGCAATACAATCTACTCTACCTGCCAGTTTCATAGTATTAGAATATAATGCTTGTTCTAAGGCATACACTACACTAATTTTTTCATCCATTATTGGTTTGATACTATTGAACATTTGCTTTACATCAGGCATCAAAGATTTTATTTTTAAATCTGATAAATCATTGAGTAGATAATGTTCACATAGTGAATGTACCTTTGTACCACGATTGGCTGCAAGTCTTGATATTTTGTTTGCTTCTTCAGCACCAACTCTTTCACGCCATTCCATTATGGCCTTTTTATTATATTGAGATAGAATTGTTGTAACAGATGGATAAGCGTCACCACTTGGTGTTAAGTAACGCCTGCCATCTTCTGTTGTTTTTGTTTTTAAATCAAAATCTAATTCACTAATTTGATGCTTATAAAATCCCATCTATATCAAGCCGCCTCTTCTTCCCATGGATTCTTGAGTCCACATCCATCTTTATATTGTTTTTTCCAGCCCTCAGATAACCACTCTTGTCTAGTTTTTCCTTCAGCTTTCCAAGGATACCATTCTCTTTCATATGCCGCTCGGTTCTTTGCAATATTTTCTGGACTCCAAAAATCTTCTTTGACTTCTACCATCTTTACATCTTTTTTAGGTTTATTGTAAATTTTTTCGTGTCGCATCTCGATTTGCATTGAACGTCTATACATGAACTCTCCTTTAATTGGTGATTGCATAATATAGAAATTCAAGAGTTTCTCCATTTCTGGAGTATATTTGATGTTTTCGATTGTTTTATATCTTTTCGACCATATCTTTGGCCGACTGTAGACTCAGGGTGTGCTTCTGCAACCTTTGATAATACCTCTTTCCAAGAGTCATCAGTTTTTCCGTGATAACTACCTTCCATAGAAGTAATTGCGAATGGAGTTGGTATTTGTTGTATGTGAGGATTCTTAGCAAGTAAGTCCTCTCTTTTGGAGTTTGTCAAAAAATCTTCAAAAAACTCACCGGTATCATTGTTAAGAAATTGAAATGTTGGCATTGTAGTTATTTAGTCCCTCAGTATACCAAGTTGGAATTTGTCTATCAGTCCATTTGGCGAAATAATTTTTCTTCTCTATATAATACTTATGATACGACCCTAGAGAATCACCGGCAATTTTACATTCTTCAGGCATCGCTGGTGTTGGTGGCGTAAAACTACCTTTTGGTATGTTCATTGGTGTTTCTTTTAGATTATTGACCAATCTATAACAGGCATGAGTTTTACCATATCTGTATGTATATTCTTTGTTTAAATGATACCACATTTCCCACAACCAATTATAATTGGCATCGGCTTTTCTTAACCATATATTAGATGGGTGGTTTTCGTGTACTGATAACATGAGTATTGAATCTCTATCATCAGGTAATCTAAATCTTCTTAACTTACGACCATTCTTAGCTTTGTCAAAAAACAGCTCACCATCTAATACACGGTGAGCTGTTGACATGAGTTGAGCATATTCTATAATCATTTTTACCACGTGCTTATCACAATGTTGTAAAGCACATTCGATAGGGTCACGATTCAAATAAAATATGTTCATGGTTTATCCTACTAAGTGAATTGAAATG